TCGGCTTTAGCGAGCGTTCGGAGAGAATATGAATGAAAATTTTTTAGGCCAAAACGGCTTTATATGGTTTGTCGGTGTTGTAGAAGATCGGCAAGATCCATTACGTATCGGCCGTGTGCGTGTAAGAGTGCTTGGTGTACATACGGAGAATAAACAAATATTGCCGACTGAGAATTTGCCTTGGGCGACTATTGTGTTGCCGGTGATCTCTAGCGGCATTAGTGGATTTGGTTGGTCAAAGCCGTTTTTGGTTGAGGGCAGTTGGGTGATGGGTTATTTCCGTGATGGAATGGGAAAACAGGAACCGGTGGTGCTTGGCAGTTTACCTGGTTATACAATTGCATATGGTGATCCAAAGATTGGCTTTAGCGATCCTAGACCACGTGAGGATAATGAAGAGCTTTCCGTTTATCCTTTATATACAAACGAATCTGATGTTTCACGTATAGCGGTGGGTGATGAAGAAAAGCCGCATCCGAGCCGAGCCGTTATGCAGGCTGCACGTGTAACCGGTATAACAAGTGTCAATACAACTTGGGATCAACCAGCCATACCCGGCATATCATCTTATCCATACAATAACACATATGAAACAGAAGCCGGCCATACATTTACATTTGACGACACACCCGGTAATGAACACGTAACACTTAGATCAAACACTGGCTCATATATCACAATGGATAGCAATGGCAATGTGATCTCATATACTAAGAATAACAGCTATAGCATTACAGAAAACAATAGTCATATATACATACAAGGTGAATGGAATGTAACAGCGAATGGAAATCTAAACATACATAGCAATAACAATTTAAATCTATTTGCAGCCGGGAATATGAATTTAACTGCCGGTGGCGCAGTGGCCATCAGTGGCGCAACAATTGATCTGAACTAACGAAGTATACCAAAGCCGGCCGGCCATATAATTTAAAAGCCAAGCAGTAAACTATAATGACTCAATAACGGTATCCATTATATAACGGCTTCGTATATAAGGTGGGTGGGGGCAAATCTATAGAGCTTTATGTAGTATCTTTAGTTGTAAAAATTTTTTCGACTATTTTTTTTCTTCGTATATCGTGTCAAATGCTATTGTGATTCTTTCACTGTCACACGGCTTTGTATAATGATTGATATAACTAGAGAACAATACAAGTAAACCATTCTCTGGTTGTAGTATCATTTCTTTTCGTGTATAGTTGTTTTCTACGTTATATTTACAATCTACCATACGATATATGTTCAATGGATTTTCAAGTATTAATGGACTTGTTTTATCATTTACAACAGGATAATAGACTCCACTGATTACAGATAGTTCGTGGCGATGTGGAAGTATCATACCATTGGATTGCGTGATATTAAACCAAGATGATGATATACTTACTTTTGGTATACCTATTGTGGAACAATACTCATATACTTTGTTTTGCAATACTGTTCCGGTAGAAATAAAGTTTGTTTCATTTAACAATGTTTCAGTATTGTCAAAGTAACTTGTTATGCCATTATGTACTAATGGTTCTGATGTATTGATTTTTTTATAATTGCGTAGATTGGTTACAAGGGTTTCGTTGTTTATTTCATCGGCTGTTATATTATATAAACCAATGGGTATACTAAATCCAGGAACGACCATAATTAGATTTTAGTTACACCACGACTCTTTTGCAAGACCGTAATACTCTCGTGCGTATCCATTTTGTATTAATAATACACGTAACGATTTACCATCTATTAATACATCACCTAATACACGTCCACCAAACTTATCCCAATCAGATATGGCGATTTGTATTTTCTTGCCGTTAGCAATTGTTTTCTTTGTAAATTCAGATGCGGCTAGACCTTTAGCGTTTTCAGATTCACATTTAGCACGAAATCCTTTTTCTGGCGTATCCACACCATAGACACGAATCAGTAATTCTTTTTTAAGTGGATCGGGTAGAAACTTCGCTTCAAAACCTACAGTATCACCATCTAATACTCTTGTTAATTTATAATCATATACTTTCATTTCTACTTGCTTCGCCAGCGCCAAAGAGGGTAGAAACATACATAACAATAATAATATTTTCATATGTTCTAATATATCATCATTTAATCATTTTGTCAAGTGCTTTTTATAGATATCCAAGGATAGGTAAATGCCGTTACTAAATGAATTTGATTATATGTTATATTCCAGGCACATTCTATCCACTCTCTTTCATAATCATATTCCTGAAAATTGCCAGCATTATACTGAGGTTCGTTTTGTCTGTCTGTGTACATACTATTATTTAGACAATAGTTTCTTTATTTCTTCATACCAATAGATACCACTATCTCTTAATTTTTCATTCGAAGTACGTAGTTTTTCCATACGTCTTTTAAAATAGGCCAGTTGAGTACGATTTAATAAATCTTTATTCTCAACATAATTAATAATATGGTCTATATCAGGACAAGTAAAGTCAGGTATCTTTGGTGCTTTTTTCTTTAAAGTTTTTAAATTAGGTTTTCTTTGTTTTCTACCAACCACGTTTTCTCCTACCTTTTAACGCTAACAGTTTAAGTTTTTTTAATTGTTTTAGTCTTTTTAAATAGCGTTTTGTTTGACAAAAGATAGAGATGTAAATATATCCTAAACCAGCAATGATACTGGCAAGTATGATTAATCCTACGTATAGATGGTTCATTTATACCCTTTGTTGTGTCAAAGGGTGCCTAGCTTCCTAGGCACCTGAAATATAGATTGTTATTATTCTTCGTCTGTTTCGTCTATTTCTTCTTCTTCTTCATACGAAACACTTATCTTATCTTCTAAGTCGTATAATAAGTCGTCAATTTCAGATTGCTTTTCTTTTATAGATTCAATGATATCTTCAGGAGTTACTATTTTCTTTTTTTTAGCCATAAAACTCCTATGTTGTTGGCAATAGTATTTATAAATAGTAGTGCTCAAATTAAAAAAGAAATATGGCATATAATCGTAGTCTTATAAAAATTAGCCCTAAAACATTTCCTGATCAATTTAGAAGTTCAGTAAATAGAGAAACGGGTAAAATACTAGACGAATTAGTTTTAATAGATTCAAGTAAATTATCTACTACAAATTTAAATTCATCAATTGATAATAAATTATCTGTAGTAGGAGTGGCTTCAACAATTATACCTACAACAACAGGTGTAAGTGATTTAGGAAGTTCAACTAAAAAATTCAGAGCTTTAAATTTAAGTTCTAATATTACTGCGGCAGGAACATTAAATACTTTTGGTACAGTAGAAATAAGTGGAAATACAATTCGCTCTACAGATACAACCTTATTAACTATAAATGATAATTTAACAGTTCAAGGCGCAGTGAATGCAACATCAGTTGTATCGTCAGGTTCAGTATCAGGAACAACAGGTGTTTTCAGTGGAGCAGTTTCAGGTACAAGTTTTACAGGAGCAGTTTCAGGTGCAGTTACAGGTAATGTAACAGGAAACGTATTAGGAAATTTAACAGGTAACGTAACAGGAAACGTACAAGGTAATTTAACAGGTAACGTAAATGCTACAACAGTAACAACATCAACGGCAATAGTAGGTGGTTCAAATATAAGATCATTTGCTGTGGCTATGGGTGTAGCACTATCATAAATAATCACAATGGCTAAAACATTAGTAAAACAATATTCATTTACAAAAGGCGCAGTAGGAGTAGGAACAGTAAAAATTCCTGGTATCGTATCTCTAAATTCACTACTATTAATTACTAACGTTACACGAAATATTATACTTTATAATTTTGCGGACTCTGCATTTACTGGAACTACAGTTACATATAGTAGAACAAATACTGATCCTTTTACAACTACATTAGATAACACAGATGGAATTACAACAATAACTTTACAAGTAGATACAACTGCACAAAACAATAATGATGTAATTCAAGTTTTTATAGATAAGCCAGAAACTATTGTAAGACCTTGGGAAATGGGTACAGATGCATTTGAACGTACTCGTACAGCAAATCCTAAGTCAATGATTGACGCTGACTTTGAATATGGATTACAACCTACTAAATGGCAGACAATAGATTTATTAAGAGGTTATCCAAGTATATACGAATTACCTGGAACAGACTTAGCAGTATCTTCAGTAACAACTGATGCATCAGTTCCTACCTCAGGAGTAGGAGCAAGTTTAATTACAATTAACTCAGTTGGTAATCACGGATTTACAGTAGGAACACCAGTCTTAGTTAAAGGATATGCAAATACAATTTTAGGATTTAGTAGAGCAGAAGGTACATTTTTCATTAATTCTGTTCCAACAGGAAACAGTTTTACATATTACGCTAAAGCAAAAGTTGGTACAACATTCAATGAAGTTTTATCAACTACATATACACAAGTTAGGAGAGGTGGTTTATATACTGGTGCTACAATTGGAGTTCCCACATTCACATATAGTAACGTTACATCTCCTTCTACAATTACAGTTACTTTTGCTACTGCTCACGGATTAGTTCCAGGAACAAGTCTTACAGTAACACAATCAAGTGACAATGGATCTAATAATCATACTTTAGCTTCTGGACCATTTTTTGTAGAAACAGTTCCTTCCACAACTACTATAACATATACTGCACGTGCAGCTGGAACTATTACAGGAGTAATATCAGGAGCAGTTTATACTCGACCAGATTGTTTTTATATTCATAGACCTTTTGATGGTGGAGTTCAATTAGGTACTGGCGGTCCTCAACACGGAGCACAAGCTATTCGTCAAAGTAAAAAATATGTACGTTATCAATCAGGTAAAGCAATTAATTATAATACAGGTGCTCTTTTTGCTCCTGTTTATGATATTAGATCATTAACATCTACAGGAACAATTGTTGGTAGTACAGTAACATTAACAACTGATGACACAGATCACGGTTGTCAAGTTGGAGCACAAATATCAATATCTGGAGTTACTACAAGTGGTTATAATGGAACATATATTGTTTCAGCAATAACTGATGAAAGAACATTAACTTTTTCAGCTACACAAACATTAGGTGCAACGACAGCAGTTATTGGAAGTCCTTGTACTATGTCCGTATTAAATTGGCATGGTTCTACAGTTCGTGCAGGAACTTTTGATGATCAAAACGGAATGTTTTGGCAATATGATGGTCAACAAATGGCGTTAGGTAGAAGATCGTCAACATTTCAATTATCAGGTGTAGTAAGTGTTAACAGTGATTCAAATGCAGTTACAGGATCAAATACAAGATTTACTCAACAATTAGCAAATGGACAACGTATAGTAATAAGAGGTATGACACACGTTGTTGCAAATATTATTAGTGATACTTCAATGACAGTTACTCCTGACTATCGAGGAGCCGTTAATGCTGTTGGTGTTAAAATATGTAAAACTATAGATTATATTATACCTCAAAATGAATGGAATATGGATCGTTGCGATGGTACAAATGGTCCTTTCAATCCAAGTGGATATCTTTTAAAACCAGATAAAATGCAAATGATAGGTATGCAATGGACTTGGTATGGTGCAGGATTTATAGATTATATGTTAAGAGGTCCAGAAGGTAAATATATTTTTGTACACCGTATAAAAAATTCAAATGTAAATACTGAAGCTTATATGAGAACAGGAAACATGCCTGTTCGTTATGAAGTTATAAATGAAGCTGCAGAATCAGAATTATCTAGTGCAATTAATAGTTCAGTAACAACTTTACCAATAAACGATACAACTTATTTTCCTACTACTGGAACAGTATATATTGACAATGAAATTATTAGATACACAGGAAAGAGTACATCTACAGGACCTGGAAATTTAACAGGTTGTACAAGAGCAACAAATTTATCATTATTTACTGCTGGTAGTTTACGTTCTTTTACAGCTGAAGCTGCTGCTTCTCATAATATAAATGCTGGAGTTATTTTAATAAGTCAAACTGCAACACCAATTATTAGTCATTGGGGTTCTGCTATGATGTCTGATGGTGGATTTGATGAAGATAGAGGATATATTTTTAACTATCAATCTACAAACACAAGTATTAGCACAAGAAAAACATCAGCTTTTGCTATTAGATTAGCACCTACAGTATCTAATGCAATCACAGGAGATTTAGGAGTAAGAGAATTATTAAATAGAGCTCAATTATTACTTCAAGGTATTGAGGTTACAGCAGGAGGTAGTACGAATTTAAACTCAGCTCTTGTAATTGAAGGAGTTTTAAATCCACAAAATTATCCAACAAACCCTGCTTTAATTACTTGGAACACTTTAAACTCAGCAGCTTTTGGAGGACAACCTAGTTTTGCACAAATTGCTACAGGAGCAAGCGTTACATTTAATAATACATTTTCATTATCTACTACTACTTCAGGAGCAGCGGTAGGTGCAACTACCATACCAGTAGCAAATACAACAGGATTACAAATAGGTGATGATATTATTTCAACTTCTGTAACGAATGCTTTTGCTGGAAATACTCGTATTACAGCAATAAATGCTGGTACAAGTGTTGTGATTAGTGCTCCACTTATTACAGCTTTAACGGCTAGTGCCAATGTTACTTTTTTCCGTAATACTTATGCAGTACCAGGAGAAACTATTTTTTCATTTATTGCAGGACAATCTAGTAGAGACGCTTTAGATTTAGTGAACTTAAAAGAATTAACAAATACACCAATTGGTGGTAGAGGAACATTTCCAAATGGACCTGATGTCTTGTTTATAAATTTATATTTAACTCAAGGATCTCCAATTTTAGGTAACGTTATTCTTCGTTGGGGTGAGGCTCAAGCGTAATTCGTCCACTTCTTTACACCAATCAGTAATTTCATCTTCAGCCATAACGTTAGAAAAACCACTATATCTTACTAAAAATATTTTTTTACCCCACGCATTTAAACCCATATGTTCTAATTCGTGTTTTACAACAGATGTTTTCACAGGCAACCTATTATACAAGCAGCTTCAGCATACTTTACAATATATTTTGCACCTACGTAAAATAAAATATATGAACCAGTTACAATAGAACCAGCTAATAGTAGAGATTTAACATCATTTTTAGTCATTTTTTTATTTTTGTTGTTAATATACATATAATATACACTGTATTTTTCATTAAAACAAGGGTTAAATTGGTATTTTTTAAAGAAATATGTCAATAAAATCAATGACTTATCTATTATGATTAAAAAAATCAAACTAAATAGTAAATATATGATTGATTTTGACAAAATTGATGATTTATCATTTATGATTGATGATATTGATTCGAAAAAACGAAAAAAGGTAAAAAATTATGGCAAAAAAAGTAAAAGGAAATACAAATTCCTCAAAAAAAGATAGTACACCTAAAAAAACAAGTATAGGTCGTGGGCACTTCAGTACAAAAACATTAAACAAACATAAAAAAAGAAGTTTAAAACCTTATAGAGGTCAAGGTAGATAATGCCAGCAGTTTGCAGACAAGGAGATACTCTTACTACTGGACATTCTTGTTCAAGTACAACAACTTTAGACGTACCAAGTCAAGGTACAGTAAGAGCCAACGGAATATTAATTGCAAGAGTTGATGACGTAACAGTTTCTCATTCTGCCCCTCCCGCACCTCCTTGTCCCAATCACGTTAGATTTGTTAATATGGGCTCTTCTACAGTTAGTGTTGTAGGTAAATTTATTGCAAGAATAGGTGACTCAACAGATTCAGGCGAAATGATTACAGGTTCTGCTAATGTCTTTGCTGGGTAACGTATAAATATTGTAATATGCCAAATTACGATGCATCAAGTACAGTTTCCTTAAACAAAAGTAAACGAGCTACTAGATTATATAAAGATTTAGATTTAGATTTCGGTCGTAATTTAGTAACAAATGATGTTAATAAATTGACTGATGTTGAAGCTGTTAAAAGAAGTGTTCGTAACTTAATTAACACATCACACTTTGAAAGACCTTTCCATCCAGAGATAGGTTCTAATGTTAGAGCGATGTTATTTGAACCAATGACGCCGTTAACTGCATTGAATTTGCAAAGAAAGGTACAAGAAGTATTAATTAATTTTGAACCTAGAATAAGATTAGTTCAAATATTAGCAAGACCTGATTATGATAAAAATTCTTATGATTTAAGAATTATGTTTTATGTTGTAGGAACACAAGAACCGGTAGAAGTGCAAACATTTTTAGAAAGATTAAGATAAGATGGCAAGTAATAAATTAGAAATATCAGATTTTGATTTTGACAGTATAAAAGCCAATTTAAAAACATTTTTACAAAGTCAATCAGAATTCCAAGATTATAATTTTGAAGGTTCTGGATTTTCAATTCTTTTAGATACACTTGCTTACAATACACACTACCTAGGTTTTAATGCTAATATGTTAGCTAATGAAATGTACTTAGATAGTGCTGACATTAGAAAAAATATTGTGTCATTAGCAAAGATGTTAGGTTACACACCAACTTCAGTAAGAACACCTATTGCAAATATTAATATAGCTGTCAATGATGGAACAGGTAATTCAATTACTATGACAAAAGGAACTACATTTACATCTACTGTAGATGGTATTGGATATCAATTTATAACAAATTCGGATATAACAATTACTCCTATCAATGGAGTTTATAATTTTTCAAACGTATCAATATATGAAGGCACTCCTGTTTCATTTAGATATGTGGTAGATACAAATGACCCAGATCAAAAATTTGTAATACCAAGTTCTTTAGCTGATACATCAACACTTGTTGTTAAAGTACAAAATAGTTCAGTTGATACAACTACATTTACATATTCATTAGCTAATGGATTACAAAACGTTTCAAATTTAACAAAAGCATATTTTTTACAAGAGGCAGAAGATGGTAAATTTGAAGTTTATTTTGGTGATGGAATAATAGGTACATCTTTAATAGATGGTAACATAGTCATCTTAGAATATATCGTTACAAATGCTACAGGAGCCAATGGAGCAGCTACATTTTCTGCAACTTCTACTATAAGTGGATTTAGTAATTTAACTATAACAGTAAATTCAGTTGCACAAGGTGGAACTTCTGCCGAAAGTAAAGAGTCAATTCGTTTCAATGCTCCTTTAAATTATGCAGCACAAAATAGAGCAGTAACTACAACTGATTATGAAACAATTGTTAAATCAATTTATCCAAATGCTCAATCTGTAAGTGCTTGGGGTGGAGAAGATGAAGAAAATCCTGTTTATGGTACAGTTAAAATTGCAATTAAACCATTGTCTGGTTCATCATTAACATCGGCTACTAAAGCAAGTATTGTTACTCAATTAAAAAAATATAATGTTGCGTCTGTTAGACCTGTAATTGTTGATCCCGAAACTACTACAATATTATTAACGTCATATGTTAAATATGATCAAAAGTCAACTACTAAAACAGCTGAAAATTTAAAAACAGATATAGTATCATCATTAACAAATTATAATAATAGTACTTTACAAAAATTTGACAGTATTTTTAGATATTCAAAAATATTAAGATTGATAGATGATGCTGATACGAGTATTGTATCAAATATTACTACATTAAAAATAAGAAAAACATTTACACCCATATTAGAATCTTCAACTAGATACGATATTTACTTTAGAAACCCAGCATATAATCCAGTTGAAGGATATAATGCTTTAAATGGTGGTATTTTAGAATCAAGTGGTTTTAAAATATATGGAGATAGTACAAATGTTTATTTTTTAGATGATGATGGTTTAGGAAATGTAAGAAGATACAGATTGACAGGTTCAGTAAAAATTTATAATGCAACACCACAGGGTACGATTAATTATTTAACAGGTCAAATTACTTTAAATTCATTAAACGTATCAGATGTTGAGGATATTAGAGGAGAACTATCTACAGCTATTGAATTAACTATTAAGCCAAATTCTAATGACATAGTTCCAGTAAGAGATCAAATTATTAATATTGATATTTCAAATTCTACAATCATTGTTGACCCAGATACTTTTTTAGGAGGTTCAGCTGATGCAGGTATAGGTTATACAACAACACCTAGTAACAATTAACAATGACAAAGTTTAAAAACAAAATATCTAACCTGATAAATTCTCAGGTTCCAGAATTTGTATTATCAGAGCACCCTAAATTTTTAGAATTTTTAAAAGTGTATTACACTTTTATGGAATCTGCTGAATTAAATATTACAGGAATTCAAACTACTGATGGTATTGCTTTAGAAGCAGAAAGTCAAGTATTACAAAACATATTATTAGATGGAACACGTATTGAATCAGATAGAACACCAGCAGATGAGGGTGATAAATTAATTTTAGAAAGTTCTTCTTTTGGTAAATTTACTAGAGGTGAAATAATACAAGGACAAACATCAAAAGCACAATCAACAATATTAGCAGAAGATATAGATAGCTCTAAACTATATATTTCTTCTCAAAATAAATTTATAATGGGCGAAACCGTACTTGGTTTAACGTCTAACGCAAGTGCAATTGTAAATAACTATCGTCCTAATCCAGTAACAAATATACAAGAATTATTAGACTTTAGAGATCCTGATAAAGTAATCTCTAATTTTTTAAAACAATTTAGAAATGAATTATTTGCTACTTTACCTGACAAAGTTGATGATAATATTAATAAAAGAACATTAATAAAAAATATTAAATCTTTATATCGTTTAAAAGGTACAAATGTAGGTAATCAAATATTTTTTAGATTATTATTTGGTTTAGAATCAGAAACTTCATACCCTAGAGAACAAGTTTTAAGACTTTCAGATGGTAAATGGAA